ATCATGTCCGCGAGACGAGTCTCAGTCATTTCTCACTCTTGTGGTTGTGACTGGCGCTTGCAGCCGATTGCATTCAAGCAAACGCCCGGACACGGGTCCGGGCGCATGCAATGTCAGAGGGCGGAAGGACTTAGTCCTTGACGCCGGCCTGTGCTTTCAGCTGCTTGGCCAATTCGGGTTTGGTATTTTCCAGCACCATTTGCTGGGTGAGGTTGAAGCTCTCCTTGACCCAGGGGTTCACGACCCCTCCGGCCGGCGGAGTAGCGTTGTTGCCGGGGTTGATTCCCATGCCGCGCTTGTCTTCGGGCTTGAAGAGCGACGCACGGCTCTCGCGGATCTCGGCAACGAGATCGGCGACCGTAAAGGGGGTGCCGTTGACGTCCTTGATGCGGGGGTTGCCGTTCGTGTCGAGCACGTCGACAGCGACCTTCCCGTCCTTCATGGACGTGCGGACAAACTTGCTCACCAGAAGTTCGACGGCATCCCGCGCGTCGTCCAGTGGGTTGGCTTTTGCGACTTCTGACTTGATCTGGCCATCGGCCATCACGGTCTGAAGCTGCCCCGTCAGGCTTTCGATCGTGGTGTTGGCGGCCTTGACCTGCGTGGTCAGCTCGGTCTCACGCAGCGTGAACTGCGCATGGAGCTGGCCCTTCAGGGTCTCGAACTTTTCACCTGCGATACGCTCGCCCTCTTTCGCGGGATCGAGTGCAGACAGTCGTTGTGCCGTTTCGACCGCCGTCTTGGCGGCGTCCGGCGTGATTTCACCAAAGGCGGCGATACGCTCGATCGCGGTGCGAGCCGCGGCGGCGTCCAGGCCTTGGTAGGGCTTGAGCTGCTCGGTCAGCACGGCAACATTGTTGCGCTCTGCGCCGAGGGCGGTCTTCAGGCCCGTGGTGTTGTCGAGTTGGAAACCATCGACCGGCGTCACATTCAGGAAGAACTTCCCGTCCTTCTGGGTGTAAAACCCGCGGTGGCCTTCATCGATTTCGTTGAGATCAGTAACGACTGCTTTAAGCATATCCATCCCGGAAATGCGGGGCATCCCGCCCCTCGTGATAAAAGGACCATCAGGCGTCCCGCCTGTAGGTCCGGCGATATCCCCGAGGACCGGGGAATCGGTGTTGCGCAGCACCGATCGTTCCGATGCCGTCCCGGCGATCGGTTAATCAGTGCTGGCGAATTGGGTGCTGTGTGAACTCAGCGGCGGCGCGGGCGTGCAACGCGCTCTTGGGTATCTCTGTCCGTCTTGTGCGGGATGCGAACTGAGACCGCTGAAATCGCGCTCAACCAGCCGGGAGCGCGATCTGAAAGGGTTCTCGGCCGCAGCCGTCAAAGGCGCAGGCACAAAGAAAAACCCGCCACGGAGGTCCGCAGCGGGTCTGAACTATGTTTTGGTGGAGATCAGGTCACGCGGCGCGAAGCTGCTCGGACGTGACGACTTCGAAGTCCGTTTCGAACTTCTCGGGCTTCTCAAACCCGATGGAATTGTCTTGGAATAGGACGATGACGTCGCCTGCGGCGCATTGCTGCATGCCCCAGGGCGTTTGCATTGTGAGACCGCCGAGGCGGTTCATCTCCAGTTCGCCCGTTTGCAGCCGCCTCACCAACCATTGCGGCGGCGTCTCGTCAGCAATTTGTCCCCAAAGTGGCATGCGGAACGCTTGGACAAGGGACTTGCGGGAGAAGAGCTGCACGGTCATTCCATTTGCATTTGAGCAAATGATTAAGCACAGTACCGCCCTTTTGTCAACCCAGGAATTTTGCCCGGATGCAAATGGGCCTCCGGAGCGCCTCAGGGGCGCCCGAAGAACCAGAAAGCGAATACGACCAGGATGATCAGGGCGATCCCGGGCGCGTAGAACTCGATCGATTGCTTGCGCCGGATCTCGTGGACGTCGGCGGCCATCTGGGCCGTTACCGGATCTGGCCGGCTCAGCGACTGGGACGGCAATGGACGCTCATTTGACGACACTGACCCTTGCCTTGCGGCGTCCTCCAGCTCCAGAATCCTCTGCCACCGGGGCTTTACCATGCTTTACCGGGCTCCTGCTCTTCACATCGAACTTGGGTTCGAAGCAGATCGGGCAGCAGTAAAACTCAGGCCCCACCAGCTTGCCGAACACCACGACTGACTTGGGGATCATCCGCACGAGTTCACGCACCACCGTGCCCTGCCGCAGAGTGCAGGGTTCACAGCGGTATTCGGAAACTTCGAGTTTCAGGTTCAGGTCAGCCATGGGTCGGGGCTGGTAGCATTTTCGTTTGCTCGGGTCAATCAGATTTGCTTTTTCGGGCGCAACTGACCGGGCGGGAAGTCTGGCTTGGGAGCGGAGCCGGAGCCGGTGGCGGACGGATCAGCGGGTGTCGCTGGGGCTCCACCGGCCCCGGGCTGAGCTGCAGGCGCAGTACCATTGGCCCCGGCGCTTGCATTCAGATCGTCAACCGCCTTCCACAGTGCAAGCTCCTTCTGCAAATCGAAGTCGTCGCCGAGCAAATTGCGGTTCCGGACTTCGGTGAGCAGCACCTCACGCGACAGGCCGCGCTTCTCGTACATGGCGACCAGCTGCGCGACTTCGAGCAGGCGGTCCTTCGTGTTCGAGAACTCGGTGTTTAGGATGCAGGTGACCTGGCTGAGGTCCTTGTTGGTCCACTGTCCCATGAACCGCACCGCCTTCTCGATGGCATCCTGGCACTGGATGGCCATATCGTGAACGACCGAATGGACTCGGGTCTCCTGGATGTCGCGCTCGTTTTGCGGAACGTACTGACGGTGCGTACCCATGACCGGGTTGAGCGCCATCATGTCCATCTGCATTTCGAGCTTTTCCAGGTCCTTCATGCCGGAATCGATCGCCGTGCCCCTGGGCTCGACGAAGTACCAGCGGCCGTTTGCCTCAGGTGCGTACAGAACCTTGTACGGGCCGATCGCGAACTGCTTCTCGTCTTCCGGGTCGATCTGGACGCCGGAGCACGCCAGCATCGGGAAGCGCGCCGCCGACAGGATCGACCGCTGATCCGAGGACGAGATCCAGTGCTCGATCTGCTTGTAGGCGAGATCGATGAATATCGGCCTGACCTGGTAGTCGGCTTCCTTTTCGCCAGCGTAGAGCGTGACGAACGGAACTTCCGGCAGGTTGGTCAGCGGCGTCTCGCCGACAAAACTCCAACTCGAGCCGCCCGAGGTCGCCAGCTGCTCCCAGAGCTGGACGATGCCGGACGTCTTGGTCGGATCGATCTCGATCACCCGCATCTGGTTGATGAGCACTTCCTTGAAGCCGTCGCGCTCGGCGCGCTGGCTGCGGATGCGGACGTGAACGGTCTTGGTGTCGCCGCCGACATACTGGTCGTAAGCGGCAGCCACGTCATCAACCTTGAACAGCTTCATGAACGGCCGGGCGCCCGACGCTTTCTGGGCGGCCAGGTTCGGCAGATTGTAGGTGTCCGGATGGTCGATCAGCATGTGACACATGCCGTCCAGCATGGCGTTATTGAACAGCTGGTGGCCGAAGACGTGCAGATGCGTACCCTGCAGATCGACGTCCTGGACCCAGGCATCGACGTCGGGGTCGGTGTTGTTGATGACCTTGAGCAGCGTGCGGAACGGCTTGGCTGACGCGGCATCAACCGCCTCGCGCAGCTTGTTCAGTGCGAAGGTCGAAGCCAAACGCGCGGTATAGCGTGTGTCCGACTCTTTCTCGTACTGCGGCAGGAAGGTCTTGTCCTGGGCGCGCATCGTCTCCGTGCCGCCGTAGACAGCGCGCAGCATTGCCGTTCGCGTCTGCATCGTGGTGGCAGCCGCCGACAATAGTCCGGGGTTACCAGTCTGCGGAGAAGGCGTGTAGGTGTTGGTGATAGCAGCCATTTTGGTGGGTGGTCCTCGTTACCAGTCGAGGACTGCCGCCCGTCTCGGTCCGAGCAGAGCGTTGAAGGCGTCGGAAGCGGCGTCGACCTGGTCGTCATTGACGCCAAGCGGGAACATTTCCAATTCATCGGTGAAGCACTGATTCCAGTGTCCCTTCACCATCTTCACGTTCTTTGCCTCGCACTGCGCAGCGAATGCCGCGGCGCGGGTCTCTTTCGGTCCTGTGGGGCGAACAGCCTTGACGATGTAGCCGGCGAGCCGGCGGATGAAGCTTTGGGCCTGACTCTTGCCTGCCTGGCCGGGGTCCTGCGGAAGGATAATCTGCACCGATCGGCCGTCGTTCTTGGCCGTCTCGAAGATCTTCTTCTCGACCCCCAGCGGGGTGTCGCGGAAACGGATGATGTTCTCGATGTAGAAGACGCCGTTGGTGTCCTTCGACATCAGCACGCCGACCGTGTAGTCGCCCTCAGCGGACGCGGCCAAATCCCAGGCACGCACGCGGACGCGCTTGGCCGGCAGCTCTGACGGGGCTTCGAACCATTCGGCACGAAACATGCCGCCGTCGTCGGTCATCGGTTGCTGCTGGTAGAGAGCAGAGAATGACCGCTCGCCAAGAACGTCCTGGCGGTCCATCAAAGCGTTGTAGGAAAAGCGTCGCGGAGCCAGCGGATCGTTCGGCTTGCGGCGCAGCGGATCGCCGGGAACGGTGCCGTCGTCGTTGAGGATCAGCTCCTTGGTGCCATCCTCGCGCTGGATCGACTTGGTGTACGGCAGCGCCGGTAGATACAGGATCTCCCAGGGCAAACCCTTGCCATCGTTCATCAGCTCGATCAGCCGGCCGGCGATGTCGTCGTAGTGCCAGCGCGTCAGCGTCAGAACGATAGCGGCATCTTCTTCGAGACGGGTGTAGACAACGTCTCGATACCAGTTCCACTGGTCCTCGCGGAAACCCGCGGAGTTGACTTCCTTACGGTCCTTGATCGGATCGTCGATCAGAAATAGATGGGCGCCCTTACCGGTGGTACCGGTGCCGACGCCGACGGCGAAGTACTTGCCGCCCTGTTCCAGCTCCCACTCG